TCTGTTGACGAACATATTGTCAGGTCTCTTCGCTCGAAGATTGATCTTTCGGCAAAGACTCTTGGCGAACAAGCTCGTCAATGGTTGGAACTGACCCCCCGCCGAAATGCCTATTAGATGCGTTCTTGATAGCTATTTTGTTGCCGTTTTTTTGGAAGTTTGTTTGTGGTGTGTCGATCTGATGAGGGAACAAGGCGCAACGTCCTGACTCTAGGTCTACATACAAAAGTCTAACACCAAGTTTTAGTTGTGCGGGTTTAAGGAGACGAGAAATGATTGAGCCATTTTTTCTACGGCCAACAGTTTTAACATCGAAACACAGAAGTTCTCCGGTCGGAGAGAGTGCAATTAAGTCAATGGGTCCTTGTTCAAGAAAAGGCTGGTACACATAGCAACCCTGAGACAAAAGCCAGTTGGCAGCAATTAATTCAGATCTTTTACCATCTCTAATTCTATGATCTGGTCTCATTTGGCTATTGACCCTCTACAACAATATCGGATATGTTTTATACAGGTTTTAAAAAGGAGAATAAAATGGACACGAGTAAATGGAAGTCAGTTGCTGTTGCGATTAGTGTTTATACAACCCTAAAACAAATGGCAGAAAAAAACCATAGAAGCGTTAGTAAGCAGTTAGCTTACTTGGTTGATAAAGAAATTTCTTCCGAGCGTAAATAACTTTTACAGCGGTGTGCTGATGGGGGCTTTACTTACACCGTTTTACTATGATAAAAGCCTCAACCACTGCCGAAGGGCATTAACTTTGTAAACGATAGGAGAAGAACGATGAGCGATATTTTTACGCTGATGGATGAAGACGTCGAAGCTAACAAGTTTGACAATGTTGATGAGGAAAAAGGTTCGCAGTTATCGGATCTAATAAAAAAGTCCTTAGATATAGATAATAAAATAAAAGAGGCCGAGCAGTACCTCAAAGATTTAAAAATCCAAAAAAGAGAAGTGTCTGAGAAGGAAATCCCACAGCTTATGTTGTTGATGGGTATGGAAAGCATTTCTGTTGAAGGTAATAAAGTTGCCTTGAGACAGTTCGTGCATGCTCGTATTCCTGATGACATGAAAGATCAGGCTTTTTCTTGGATACGATCTATTGGGGAGGGGGACATAATTAAACACGATGTCACTGTCTCTTTCAACGCGGGACAAGACAATGTGGCAGGGTCAGTTGTCGAAGACTTGCGAGACCAGGGGTTGGATCCTGCACAGAAAACTCACATACATCCACAAACACTCAAAGCATGGGTCAAGGGACGTATTGAGGCGGGTAAAGAAATAGACTTTGACACGTTCGGTGTCTTCGTTGGAACAGAAGCTAAGATTTCTAGGAGCTAGAATAAAATGACAAATACACAAGTGGCGGAGGCCAAGAATACTCTACCTGTTAACATCATGGATGACATGTATGAAAACGCAGGGGCGGGCACAGAAAACTTAACCGCGGATGATATGCAGATTCCGTTTTTACGTATCCTACAACCGCTATCACCACAACTTTTGAAGACTGATCCCAAGTATCTTAAAGGTGCGTCCGCTGGGGATTTGTTTAACACAGTTACCGGGGACGTGTGGGACGCTGATACTGGAGTGACCATTATACCTTGTGCCTTTCAGAAAAAATATCTGGAGTTTCAGATTCGTGAGAATGGCGGCGGATATGTTGGTGAGCATTCACCAAATGCACCGGAGGTTAGAAATACTGAACGTGTTGGCGCGAGTGAGATGATGGCTTCAGGTAATGAGCTCATTGTATCTTTTCAGTTCCTTGTATTGGGTATGACTCCAAACGGTAGTTTTCAACAGATGATTTGTGACATGAAAAAGACACAGACCAAAGTTGCGAAGCAATGGAACACAAGGCGTACTGGCCTGAAAATAATGCACCCCACAAAGGGTCTGTTTACTCCACCCATGTGGGCTACTGTATGGCAGTTAAAGACGGTACAAGAAACCAACGACAAAGGATCGTGGTTCAACTATGACGTTTCTAACTTAGATGCCAGCGCCGTTAGCCCGGAGGCTATGGCGGAGGCTAAGGGTCTTTTCACTAAGTTCCAGAAGGGTGAGATTAAAACTCAGGCTGGTACACAAGAAGAGATGAAAGAACAAGATAAATCAGACTTGGTAGATGACGTACCTTTTTAAGTAAGTGATGGGTTTAGGGAACACATCAAAGCCTGACAGGGTTAACAGCTTTGTCAGGCGCTTAAAACTTAAAGGGGCAACTCATGAACGACCAAGAACGGTTCATGGCCGCGTTTGAAGGTTTCAGTTCGGCACATGGACAGACACAAATATCTAGTGAGCGCAGGGCTGGCAAGCAAAAAGCTAAGTCATATATAGTTCGCAAACCACTAACATTAGACCTTGTTCTCGGCCACCTAGAGGGTCGCAATGGGGTTGGGTCTATACCTATCAATGAGTCTAACAAGTGTAGGTTCGGTGCTTTGGACATCGATCAATATCCGCTTGATCTAGTGGCTCTTGATAAGAAGCTACGCAGTATAGAAGTTCCTAGCGTGGTCTGTCGCTCCAAGTCTGGAGGGGCACACATATTCTTTTTTTTCACAGACTACATGAGTGCAGGAGAGTTCCGTGACAAAGCATCAGAAATTGCATCGTATCTTGGATATGGTGGTTGCGAGATATTTCCAAAGCAGGAGCAGGTTCTTGTCGAGCGTGGCGATGTTGGTAACTTTATCAACCTTCCGTACTTTGATTCGGAACAGACGCTCCGCTACGCTATTAAGGAAGATGGCGAGCCCGCATCTTTAAAAGAATTTTTAGCTCTTGTAAAAGAAAGAACAGTAAAACCTGACACCTTTGTTGCTCTAACTCTTGGAGATCCCGTCCAGGAATTTAAGGAATGGGCACCGTGTTTAAGTTGCATGTTTGGTCAAGGTATTCCGGAGGGCACACGTAACACAGTTATGTTTGCGGCGGCGGTTGGTTGTAAGAAAGAACAGCCAGAGAACTGGAAGTCTAGACTCGAAGAGATTAACAACAAGTTTTGTAAACCTTCTGCTTTGCCTGCATCAGAGATAGTTACGATACAACAACAGCACGAGAAGAAAGAGTATGGCTTTCCGTGCGAGCAGGAACCTTTAAAAAGTTACTGCAACAAAACACTTTGTAAGACAAAGAAGTTCGGTATTGGATCTCACACATCTAGCTTAGATGTGACGGGTTTATGTGTGGTTAAGTCGGAGCCTCCGGTATGGTTTTGTGATGTGTCCGGTCAACGTGTTGAGCTTACAACGGATGATTTGCAGACACCTCAGAAGTTTCAGAAGGCTTGTATGGAACAAATACATAAGATGCCGCCAATGCTTAAGACAGCGGACTGGCAGGCTATCGTTGGCATGATGATGGAGGATATGAGCGAGATAGAAGTTCCAGAAGAACTAACATACAAAGGTCAGTTTATGGATCTTCTCGAAGGTTTTTGTGATGGACGCGTTCAGGCGCAGTCATTTGAAGAGATTACACTTGGGAAACCATTCACAGAAGAGGATGGGTTTACTTACTTTAAAATTGAAGCCTTGATGAAGTACCTGCGCAACAACAAGTTTGACACGTATAGTAGGGGGCAAATTCAAGAAAGACTGAAAGAGTTAAACAACGGTCCAGCTAATGGACAGAAAAGATTCCCTACGACTATTGGGGAAAACAAACAGATGCGCGTCTGGTGGGTTCCTTCTTTTAATCAGGAGGTCAAAGTATCGGGGATCGCGGTCCGAGGTGATGAGGTGCCGTTCTAATGGGATACATAGCTAACTTTTACTGTGATAGATGTAAATCCAAATGGAAGGTGTTTTATAACAAGCACAAATCGATGAATGAAGGTGATGCCTGTCAGGTATGCACTGACGATAACCAATGGGGTACGGACAAAATGGTTGTCGTTGAACCTCATTTCTATACAGAAGTGGACTATGATGGATATGACCTTGAGGGCAAGTCGTAATGGAAACCACTATCTTCGGACCACCTGGCACAGGAAAAACAACCAGGTTAATAAATATAGTACGTCAAGAAATAGAAGGCGGTACGCAACCGGAAAAAATAGCATTTGTTTCTTTTAGTAAAAAAGCTGCGGAAGAAGCACGGACTCGCGCCTCTGAAAAATTAAGCATGGATGTAAACCAAATGGCCTGGTTTCGCACGTTGCATTCATTTGCGTTTCAGACTCTTGGTCTTGGAACAAGGCAAGTCATGGGCGGCAAGGATTACAATAAACTAGGTGACTTGTTGGGGTTGGAATTTAAGGCGAGCGCAGGTGTTAAGATGGCCGATGGTCTTTTGTTCTCTCCTGGCAACGGCGGCGATGCGTATCTTACTATGATACAGATGGCTCGTGTAACGGGGACATCTATTGAGGAGCAGTTCTCTAGGGTTGCTAACAGGAATCTTCACTACCAACAACTCAAGCTAGTAGATCAGGTACTAAGAGACTACAAGGAAGACACCGGAAAGATTGATTTTGTAGACATGATACAGGATTTTATAACGGAGGGTTACTGTCCTCAGTTAGATGTTCTTATTGTGGACGAAGCACAGGATCTAGTTCCCATGCAGTGGCAAATGGTTCATGAGGTTATGAAACCTTGTGCCAAGCGCATATATTATGCGGGCGATGATGACCAATGCATATACTCTTGGATGGGTGTGAACGTGGGAGATTTTCTTAACGCATCTGAAGATAAAATAATTTTAGATAAATCATATCGTCTTCCCATATCTGTTCATGGCATGGCGGATTCTCTTGTAAAACAACTACATACAAGACAACAAAAAGTGTGGTCACCTACAGAAGAAGCTGGAAGTGTTGTCTGGCATCGTGATATCCTTGATGTGGACATAACAACCGGAGAGTGGTTAATACTTGCTCGCACCAATTACATCGCCAATAGAATCGCAAACAATCTTAAAGAACAAGGATTCCTTTACTGGCGTGAAGGTTCCGGTTGGTCCATCTCCCCCAATGTATTAACTGGAATAGAGGTGTGGTTGCGCTTATGCAAAGGTCAGTATTTATCTGCGACGGAAGTAAAGAAGTTATCAACGCTATTAACGCCAAACGTTATTACCAAGGCTGGCAGAAGAAAGCTGTCACTACTAGACGCCGAAGTAACTTACAATCTAACAGACATACAAAACCTGTGCTCGTTGAGCGCAACAGAGCAAACTCCGTGGTACGAAGTCTTGAAAGTTTCGGAGACAGAGCGGATTTACATTACATCTGTAAGGCGGATGGGCGAGTCGATCTTGTCGGGGAAGCCGAGGATTCGGATATCGACGATACACAAAGCAAAGGGTGGAGAGGCGGATAACGTCGCTCTTCTTTTAGATTCTTCAAGAGCATGTGCGTTAAACCAAGATCAAGATTCCGAGCTACGGACATTCTACGTAGGTATCACTCGCGCTAAAAAAACATTACATCTAATTGAATCACAATCGCAACACGGGTTTCAGATATGAGAAACAGAAAATACTTTTTAGAAAAAGCTGAAGAGTTAATCAACGGACCGAGGGCCAAGGAATACGGACCAGCGAAGTTTAATCATGAGCGCATAGCAACTATCTGGTCTGTTGTGTTAGGAAGACCTGTGACAGCGGAGCAAGTAGTGGCATGCATGATTGGGTTAAAGTTAGCACGTTTAGCCGAGGACATAACAAAGGATGATTCATGGGTAGATATTATCGGGTATGCTGCACTTGGAGGGGAGATTGTCAATGACCGCGATGAAAGCTGATGGATTTAACGACGCAATAATTGGCGTAGCTGAGAGATGCGGAAGTGATGATATCCTGGTATATGATGCTGAAAAGTGCATTGAAATATTAGTTGAAAGAGATGGCATGTCTTATGAAGAGGCATGCGAATACTTTTCATTTAATGTAAGTGGTGCCTATGTTGGCGAAGGAACTCCTACATTTGTGTGGTTTCTAACCCCAGAGGAAGCATTGGAGGAAGTTGATGAAGGCTGATTTATTTGATATGGATGAAGAATGGTCACCTCCATCATCTTTACCGGACCTTACTGGGTGTGAGCGCATTGCAATTGATTTGGAAACAAAAGATCCGAATCTAACAACTCTTGGCCCGGGCTGGTGCAGGGACGATGGATATGTGATTGGTTTTGCTGTCGCGGCTGGAGACTTTGTAGGATACTTTCCCATCCGGCATGAAGCGGGCGGGAATATGCCAGAGAAAATCGTTCTTAACTGGTTAAAGAAACAGTTAGCCACACCTAATATTGAAAAGGTCATGCACAATGCTATGTATGACTTGGGCTGGTTACGCTGGGCTGGCATAGAGGTGCAGGGTAAAATCATTGACACGATGGTTGCTGCCCCTTTGTTGAACGAGAACCGCAGATTCTATAACTTAAACTCATTGGCTGGTGAATATCTTGGAGAGTACAAGAACGAGAAGATGCTTCGCGCCGCCGCTGAGATGTACGGGGTAGATCCTAAGTCCGGTATGTGGCAATTGCATGCTAACTTTGTTGGCAGGTATGCAGAGCAAGATGCCGCGGTAACATTAAAACTTTGGGACAGGCTGCGGGTGGAGGTAATGAAGGACGAGGTCTCAAGTATATTCCAGCTTGAGTCAAGTCTTATCCCTATCCTGTTGGACATGAAACAAAAAGGTGTTCGAGTCGATACTGACAAGGCAGAGCGAGTCAAAAAAGAACTTAAGAAAAGAGAAGACTTTTTACTTAAAGAAATAAAGGAAGAGACTGGCATCGTTGTTGAACCTTGGGCCGCTACATCTGTAGCAAGAGTGTTCGATGCGCTTGGGCTTTCCTACAACAGGACAGAAGGCACGGATGTTCCCTCCTTTACAAAGAGCTTTCTTTCTAATCACGAGCATCCTATTGCGAAAAAGATTGTACGCCTTAGAGAGTTCAACAAGGCCAACACCACATTTGTTGAAACAATACTTAATCATTCTCATAAAGGCCGTATTCATTGTGACTTTCATCCACTTCGCACTGATGATGGGGGAACTGTAACGGGTAGATTTTCTTCATCCAACCCTAACCTTCAACAAATTCCAGCCAGAGATCCCGAGATCAAGGCTATGATTAGGGGCTTGTTTATACCAGAGGAAGGTTGCAAGTGGGGATCTTTTGACTATGCGTCTCAGGAGCCCCGTTGGTTGGCGCACTACTGTGCTCAGTTGACTGGTGCAAACCGTCACCCTCAGATCGATAGTGTAGTTGAAATGTATAATAGTGGCAACGCTGATTTCCATCAGATGGTGGCAGACATAGCCAGCATTACCCGCAAGGAAGCCAAGACTGTCAACCTTGGTATTATGTATGGCATGGGTAGAAAGAAGCTTGCGGGCGTTATGGATATTACAGAGGAAGATGCCAAGGTTCTTCTTAGTAAGTATCATGACCGGGTTCCATTCGTAAAAGGTATAGCGGACATGACCGCGGACCGAGCTTCTAAAAAAGGTGTCATACGTACATGGTTAGGACGTAAGTGTCACTTCGACATGTGGGAGCCAAAGTCTTTTGGATACAACAAAGCAATGAAGCTGGAAGACGCGGTAGAAGAGTACGGTGGACGGGGTATGATACGACGAGCATTTACGTACAAAGCCTTAAATAAATTAATCCAAGGTTCGAGTGCCGATCAAACAAAGAAGGCGATGGTCGATTGCTACGCCGAGGGACTACTACCAATGCTGACAGTTCATGATGAACTGTGCTTCAACATAGAATCTCAGGACCAGGTGGAAAGAATTAAAGAGATAATGGAAACATGCGTCGAGGGATTGAACGTACCGTTTGAGGTTGACGCAGAAATGGGCGACAACTGGGGTGAAGTCGGATAAAACTTCGTCTCTCGTTGAGGCGAAGGTACTACCACACGTCGAGCCTAAACGAGCTCAATGTGAGGCCGTATTATTATTTAATAATTTCAGTTAGTTGCAAGTGCCAGCATACGGTTGACCAAACGCCTTGCGCGGTTAGTTACCTGCGTGTACCACCTCGAATCGACCATCTCTTCGCTTGCTCGTTTGAAATCGCGGGCATCGACTGCCGCTTTCATGCCTTTAAACTTGGACAGGCGGGGTCTACCCATATTGAACATCATGTTGGCAATTATATGCTGACACTCTTCTGGCAGATCATCGAAGTCGTCGTACAAAACTTTGCACTCGTCAATCGTGATTGCCATGTCAAGCTTGAATA